TACGAGATAGGAGTCCGTCTCGTGGGCTCGGAGATGTGTATAAGAGACAGAGATGATAGTCTGACGACCGACAGAAGCGGTCGGGTCTTCGTTCGCGACCTGAATATCGAACGTGGGCATAAAGCCGGTACGCTTATATTCGAGGAGCATTTCGCGGAAAACGGACTGGTTATAGTGAGCGGTGCCGCTCCACGTACCGGACCAGCCGGTCGGCTTATTGCCCTTGCCGGACTTGCCGAGGATAGGCACCTCAGCTACAGAGATGTCCATTTTGGACTCGAAGGAATAGAGCTGCATGAAGCAGTATCTATTTCCGTCGGCCATCGTGACATACGCGGAAGCCTGAGAGCCCGCAATCGCGTCAAGCGCGTTCATAATAGGCTGAGCCATAATTCAAACCTCCTTACATGATAATGACGCTCATATAGAGCTGAGCCATAGCGTTCACGACGTTCAGGTCCTTCACAGTGCAAAGGACAGCCTTCTTCGTGTCGCCCTGCTCCACGGTTACGCTGTCGGGGTCAAAGTCCTCGATGGCGCGAATGGACTCGAGGTCCTGATGGAGCTTGCAAATATCGTTCCAAAGAGCGATTCTGCCGGCCGCGTCGTTCGGCACGGTACCGAGGTAGCGCGTGTTGAAGAGGACCGCCGTATCGTTCGCAATCTGGTCGCAGACACGGATAGTCTGATTCGACTTGAAGACGTCGCCCTTCGTGTCGGAGACAGTAATCAGGGAATCGATGTCCTCGAGAATGCGAACGTCGCCGTTGACGTTGTGGAACATCAAACGACCGGCCTTGATTGCCGCCTCGAGCTCGGCCTGCGTTCTGTCTACGTCAACGGTGAGCTCGCCGTCATACTTCTTGTTCGTGTTGGACTTGTTCACAGCGCAGCCCGCAGACGCGCCGGTCATCCAGTACACGAGGCCATACTGACCGAGGCCGGAAATGCCGGAATCGTAGTCCGTCGCCTTGCTGCCGATTTCGATAACGCCCTCATAGTCTGCGAGCTTCTCGTTGGAATCGAGGTTGAAGATAACGGTCTGGAACTTCGCGCCGACCTCGTCGCGGAGGCGCTTTGTGTAGTTGATATACAGCTTGATAGTGGTCGAGTCATCGGACGGGCAGCCGAGAGTATTGAAGCTGTAGCTTTCAAACTTATCGAGCGCCGCCTGATGAGCCGCAGCGTTTGCCGTGCCGTTCGTACCACTGGTGAGCGGGGTCTTCGCAGTCGCCGCGAGAGACGCGGTAGTCTTCCACGTTACGAAGTCGTTATCCTTGAGCGCAGTAGCTGCGGCCACAGTCTGCGTATCGAGGAGAGTCGTATCGTAGTAGAGGCTGACGTCAAAGAGGTCCGCGTTATCGGCGTTCGCTGCGATAACCACATAGAGCTTGTTGCCGGCAATGCCGGAATACTTCGCCGTGCAGTAAGTGCAGGCAGCCTTAGCACCTCCGCCGTTCAGGCGATAGGCGTAGAGGGTCTGCGTATACTGGAAGAGCTCGCGCAGAGGCAGCAAAGCGTCGTCGGTATACGCATGACCGAAAATCTTGAGGCTGTTCTTCTGGAAGTCGCCGCTCGTCACGGTAAAGACCGTGCTGTCGGGACCCCAGTCCAGCATAAGAGGCATAGCCGCGTAACCTCTGTCGGAGAGAGTAGCGGACGCCTTAGCCACGCTGGAAAAGTTGATATACGTACCGGGGAGTACCTTATTCTGTACTGCCCAGATTCCACCGCCAAGGGCCATATTATTTCACCTTGCCTTTCATAAAGTTTTCGATAGCGGTATCGACCTCTTTGAGGGTGTACCACTTACCGTCTTCCAAAAGCGCGCCCAGAAGGTCGCGGCGCTTAGCGTAGCGCTGAGACCTCAAAAGCTGCTCTTTGGAGTGAGTAGGAGCGGCGGACTTTGCCGCCGCAGTAGCTTTCGCCATATCAGTTTCCTCCTTGTTCAATTTTCAAAGCTCCCATCTTGACCTCCTCCGCCGTTTTATACGTGAAGTGGTTATAGGAAACGAGGAAGTGAAGCACTCCGTCCGTCACCTGAAAACTCATATCTGTACCACGCAGCTTATCGCCCCCGGGTAGGTCAATCACTTCAAGCACTTCGGTGAGGGTATCTGCCACGCCGTAGCAGTCCTCACGCCCGGACTTCGGAAAGTAGAGAACATCGAAACGAGGAAGACGCTTCTTGCGCTGAGCCGGGTAGCCCGTGGCCTCGGCGTTAACCAAAAGCACAATAAAAGCAGGTTGCCGAAGCCCCTGCTTTACTGCGTTTGATTCGATATGACTGCCGGGAAAAGCGGACCGCAGGGCCAGCGTGATTCCGTCTAAGATAATGTTTGTACTAATTTCCGCCATTGCAGACCTCCTTCAGCTTTCGGAGCACCATCTTCTCAAGCACAGACGGGGCGATTCGTTTCAGCTTTTCCTCGGAGATAGTCAGCATGTATCGGCCCTCGACCCATCCGCCGCTTACGGTACGGTGACCGAACTCGACATACGAGGCGTACTCGACCGGATTTATGATTTCGACCATATATGTGTTCCCGGACTTTGTGACGGTCAGGGACTGCGCATACTCGCGCCCGGCTTTGCCGTTCTTAGCGCCCCAGCCTCGGCGGAGAGTACCGCCTTTCTTGCCAGAGCCTTTCGGGTATTTGCCGACCGGGGTAGCCGGAATAACGAGAGCCAGAAGTCTTGCGGCAAGCTCTTTGCTGCAAGCCACGCAGAGGTCGTCTATCTCAGAGTCGCTCAGCTTTTCAAAACCTTTCGCGAACTCCCTGAACTGAGAGAAGTCGCAGCGTCCCCAGCGGGACATTAGGCGTACTCCTTGAATGGGACGAGCGGTATCTCCTGATGACAGCTATAGACCGCAGGCTCGCCGGACCTCGCATAAGCGGTAGTCCGGCCCTCCTGCGTTACGACTATCTTAGAGCCGGCCGGGATTTCCACGGTCTTCGAGATAAAGAGCTTGACCGACTGCTGAATCAGCGGCGCGCTGTCCTGCTCGGTCGTGCTTGAGATACTTGAGAAGGACAAACGGCAGGGCTCCCCGTGGAGCTTCTGGACCTCCGTGGGCTCGTCCCGGCCGTTTGCCTTATTTACCGCTGTCTCGAGGACATAAACGTCACAGAGGCCGCCCCAGAGCCTCCGTAGAGCATCCTGATAGCTTTTCACCATACCAACCTCCTAAACGCTGCGATAAGCTCCGCGTCGGGGTTTACCATCTTCACGAGCATTGCGTCAAACTGGTCCTCGAAAGACCCGGTATCTGCAATCGCAAAGGTGACGGAGGTATCGCCCTCAGAAATGCTCTTAGCCGGCGCGTCGAAGTCGTAGACCCCAGAGAGAGCGCCGGAAGCCTTCTTGTCTGTGAGGAACATGCCCGCAGCCATATCCGCCCAGACATAGAAAAGACCCTCCGGCACTTCGAGCTGATTCGTTCGCGCCTTTAGGGTCGTCTCGGCTTTCTTAATGTTGTAATCAAGCACCGCGCTGTCGGTCTCGGTCACGGTATAGCCGAGAGCCGACAGTCGGGCGGTTACTGCCGCGAGTATCTCCATGCTGTTCCTCCTTAGGCGATTTCGTACCAGCCCTTAGTCTTCGGATTGTCGCCTTCGCCTGGAGTAACCGCAACATAGCCGTTGCCGACCTTCGCATAGTAGGTCTTAGAGGCAGAAGCAGTCGTGTCAGTGGAGACTGTCGCGGTGCCCTTGAAAATCTTGACGTCCTTCGTCTCGTCGGTGAGGGCAGCCAGATAGTACTTACGGGAGTAAATGCTGTTCTCACGGGTGTTCGGGTCGCGCTCCTGCTCAACCTCAGTACCCTTCTTATTGAAGAGGGTAACCGCTTCCTTCGTCGCCATGTAGACGGAGCCGCTGACGGCGTCCTTCTTCGTATAGATGTTCACGCCGGCGACGGTGCCGATATAGCCGTTCTTCGCAAAAGCCTCAACATACTGCAGAGTGTCCTTGAGTTCCTTACGGAGCTCAGCCACATCCGCAGGAGAGACAAAGGCGAAGATAGTCACGCCCTCAAGGTCCTCGAGAGCGAGAACGGACTGAGCGTCGGCAAAAGCGTCGAAGTTCAGCTTAGCCACAACGACAACCTGAGTCGCCTTTGCGAACTCGCCGTAAATATCGGCGTTGACAGTGTTGAACATGTCGGTACCCATGTGCTTAGTGCCGACAGGGACGAGCTGCGGGTCGGTCATAGCCTGCTCATCGTAGTACTTGAATCTGTTCTGAGCAAGCTGAATGCGGTACTCGCGAGGAGTGAAGCCGACCTCAATGCTCTTAGAGTTGCCCGCACCCATAGCCAGCTTCTCAGTGCCGTCAGTAGCCTTGTAGACGTTAATCTTACGAAGCATGCCGGCCGTGCCCTCAAGGGCGTTGTCCACAGTGCAGAAGGTCTGCAAGTCGAGATGGGACTTGTACTGGTCCTCAATCTCGTTGGACAGATAAAAATTGTCGTAAACGGTATTAGCCATTATTTCGTTCCTCCATCATAAAGTTTTTTGTACTCTTCAGGGTGTTTCTGAGAGAAGTTAAATCTCTCAGTGGGAGAGAGCTTTCTGAAGTTTTCCAGCGTCAACTTGCCGTCAGGCGCCGAGTCTCCGCTCTCACCGGGCTTAAAGCCCTCAAAATTGTTCTGCTCTTTGGTCTCGAACATAAAACCGCTGTCGGGCGCGGCAGCCAGCTTCTTAATCTGGTCAGCCAGACCCTTGACGGCACCGTCCGCGTCGAGCTCAGCCTTATCAAGGTCGAGCAGCGCCTTCACGGCCTTTACGTTCTTCGCTTTGGCAGCAGACAGAGCCAGCTCAACGGCGGTATCGATTTTGAGGCGCTTGATTTCCGCCTCATGGGCCTTCGTCGCTGCGGTGTTCTCAGTCTGGAGAGTAGCGATTTGTGTCTTGAGCGCCTCGACGTCGCCGGTAGAGGCCTTGAGGGTCTCAAGTTGCTTGTCGCGCTCCTTGACGGTATCGGCGAGAGCTTTCTTCTCGGTGTTCAGAGTGTTGAAGTCTGCGCGCGCCACGAAGTTCTTGCCGATTTCCTCAGAGACCTTTTTATCAATCTCTTCGGAGTACGCTTCTCCCAAAATAGTTTTCAGCCAGTCCAACATTTTGTCCTCCTGTCTCCCGCTGTCCTTTTTATCCGGCCAGTCCCGGTATTGCGGGTACGCTATTTGTTGTCCGCCGCGTAAGGCGGTAATTTTTGTATGAAAAAAGCGCCTCCTGCTAAAAAGCAGGGACGCTCTAATCAACTATTGCTTCTGTGGGGCTCCACGGTCTCCCGTATCGTGTTTTAACTGAGGGGGCCTTAGATTTACCCTCTGAAAAATCAGGCTCATTTATGGGCTTTCTGGATTGCTTTAATCTCAGACTCGTAGACCTCAATAAGCTCGTCGCCGTTCTGAATCAGAATAGAATCCTCTTGACGTTCATCTTCGCCGGCGTCTTCCGCGCCCAAGCAGTCAATCCACTTGCCGCGCACGGTCTTACCGGTCGTGCAAGTAACGACCACGCTCTGGTCGAGTAGCGAGATATACTTCTCAATCATTTTACTGCTCCTTTCTGCGGTCTTGCCGGAACGATGTGCCAGCCCTTACGCTTAGAATAATGAATAATACCGGTATTTGTAGGAACTTCCTTACCGGTGTACTTGCTTCTGTAAATACCGATAGTCTCGGTATGAGTGAATCGCTCTTTGTGATTCCAGTCTCCGGCGTTCGTTTTAAGGAACTGACCTTTACCGGAATACCGGTCATAGAGCATTTGCGGGTCAACCGTAAGCTCGCCTCGAGTGGGGTCGAAGTTCTGCCCGCCACGAATATGCTTAGACTGGTTGCCTGAGTGCATTGAGGTCGAATAACCTTTAAGCTCTTCTAAAACGGCATTCTTAAATATATTATACCGTGTTTTTTCCGGTTGTACAACGTATTTTTCTTTCCAGTCTGTAAACTTCATATCGCGGGGAACATCATAGCCCTTGCCTTCGCCGTCTCTCGCGAAGCGGTCTCCGAGGCCTTGCATATCCTCGTAATAAGGGGCGGTTGTGCCACGGCACCACGGATGAAAAGGCGGCGCGGTAACGCCGACTTGATACTCACTCATAGGATAGACCTTGCCGTCGAGTTGCGCGCAGAGGCTGCAAGTCTCGTTGTCAAGGGTTTCCACGATAACGTACTTCTCGACGCCAAGGTCTTTGAAGCAGTCCTTGCGGGCCTCGTTCGCGAAGGCGGCGCTTTCGGTCATAACCAGACGCCCGGCCTGAGACTTAGAGACCTGAAAACGGTCGGAGATAGCCTTGATGGCTTTATCCGGCGCTGTGCCTCGCATTATCATCTGGGTAAGCTGCGTGTTGACGCTGTTAACGAGCGCCTGCTTGTTCGTCCAGATTCTATCGCTGAAGGTCTGGCTGTCTAAGGTCCACGGCCGCGAGAGTACTTTGCTGATAGCTTCATCGGTCAGCCCGTGAAGCGTCCAGCCGACCCCCATGCCCTTTTGGAGCTCAAAGGCAGTGTGATAATAGCCTCGCTGGTAAACCTCGCTCAGGGACGAATTAAGGGTCTCCGTCTGCGCCCCGTGTAAGGCCTCGGCTTGCTCCTGTAGCTGGAGCTTCAAGCTGTCAAGCCTTGACACGTGGACGCGGGCAGAAGCATTCTTAAGCTGCTTGAGCCACGCCTGAGAGACTGCGTTCTCTTGACCGTGTTTTATGTACTCTTCAACGGTCCACCGGAACTCGTCAAGCTCCTGCGTGGTAAGCAGCTTATTCGCCTCGGCGAGCGTTATGCCGTTTTCGGCCGCAAACCGCTGATACCATCTCGCGATTTGCGATTCTATATCCTGAATAGCGGTTGCATATTGCCGCTCGAGGTTTTTAACATAGTCGTACCCCTTATCAAGCAAGGACTCCTCAAGAATCCGCATTCGGTTGGCCCAGTACTTATCATTCCTCATTTACCGGGTCACCGCCTTCGGGGTTACGCAAAGCCTGCGCCTGCTCAAAAGCCGCGCGGTAGGGGTCGGTTTCTTCTTTCTGCTTTTCGAGTCGTTCAAGCTCGGCAGCAGGGTCGTCGACCCACGGGTGCATAGCGACGATGGTCTCGTCGGAGATAATGCCGACGGACTTAGAGCAGTTATCGATAGCCTCGGACTCGTTGATAAGAATATCGCGGTTAAAGATAACCGTAATGTCTTCGCTCTCATACGAGCCTTTGCCGGTGTTAGCGAGATAGGTGTTCACAAACCAGAGAATCTCTTCAAAAGAGGCTTGCAGCTCGGTCTCCATCGCGTTCGCGTCGAGGTCGATGTCGCAGTACATGCTTTGAATGTTCATCTGGTTAGGCGTACCGGAGAGGCGGTCGTCCTTCGCGTCGTAGCTGCGGAGGTTTTCAATGAGCGCCTTTTTCAGAAGCTCGAGGACGGTCTTATAGTTCTCAGAGTTTACCGAGATTTCAAGGCTGTCCACGCCGCCGTCAGTACCCTCGACCGTGCGGACCTTGATAGCTCCGTAGGTCGTCAGGTTACGCCGGAACTCCCCGAGGTCCTGTCCATCGTAGTTCTTGAGGACAAGGACAGTATTACGGACGTCTTCCTCCATGTTGTTCACGAAGTCGGATTGCAGGAGGTTGATAGCGTCCTGCAAGGAGCGGCCCCGACGAATGAGAGGGACTTCCTTCGGGTTGTACTTGATAGGGATAAGGGGGAAGCGTTCCCAGTTCAGGGGCTGCTCGTTACCCTTGCTGTCCTTCACCTTAACATAGGCCTGCTTCTCAGTGTCCGGCGTGAGTACGCCATTCTCAAAGATGTAGGTCGTGACGCCTTCCAGCGTGAAGAGGTCGACCTTCTTAACGATTTTCTTCTCGGTACCGTAGTAGACCTCAACCGGATAAAGGCGAAGAGCGGAGTCAAGCTCGGTGTGAGCCGCGTCCGCCCAGAACGGCATAATCTCGTAGCCGGGGAATACCCGAAACGCGAGTTCGCCGTTTTTATTGTAGTAGGGATAAAGCCACGAGATACCCGCATTGAGGCACTCGACCCCAGCGCTCTTGAGAGTACGCATAAACCGCATGCCGAGTACCTTCTTGACCTTGGCTGCGTAGTCGTCATTCTCACAGGAGAAGGAAATAGGCTGGCCGAGAAGATAGTTTGCCTTCTGGTCAACGTGTTTCGCATACTGGTTATCCACAATGCGGTTGTTCGGGAGATTCTCAATCACAATCAGCTTACCGTCAGGACCGATAGCCGTGCGCTGGCGTTTGAGAATGTCGTGGTCTCCAGTATAGTACCGGTCGCCGTCAATCATCTCGTGCCGCTCGGGAGAGGTCTCCCAGTCGGTAAGCTCTCGCGCGTAGAACTCAAGCTCGGTCATAGGCCTGCCGGCGCGGAGGCGCAAACTGAAAAACTCCTGCTCGATAGGCTTCTTGAATAAGGGCATTTATCGCACCTCCTTAAAAACTGAATCTCGACGGCTGGAACGCGGCGCGAACGAAGTATCTCGTATCGTCCATAGCGTGGTCGTCGGTTTTTAGCGGCCGGTCTTCGGCGGCTTTTTCGTCCCACCGATATAAACCGAACTCTCTTATACAGTCCGTGCAGCAGTCGCAAAAGAAAATGTCGCCGGCGTTCAGCCGGGTAGCGACGTCGCGAATACCGTCAAGGACTCGGTTGCTTGCCTGCTCGACCATGAAGCGGTCGTGCCGGCGTATGACCTCGATAAACGAGGCAGCGGAAGGGTCAACGATGATTTTCCGAATCGAGAGGTCTCCCGCAAGCTCTTCAATAGCTGCGTAATGCTCCTCGTCCGTTCGCTGATACCGTTCCTTGCGTCCGTCGTAGTAGTACTCTCGAACGCGGTACCATTTTCCCTCACAGAGGCCCCAGAGCCCGGCCGAGGTCGGGTTTAAGGTGCCGTAGTCGCAAGAGATAAGGTATTCCTCGTAATCGCGAGGCACGGAAGGGACTACATGATAGTCCCTATTAAACATTGTATATATCAAGCCCTCTGCGACGGTCCAGAGACCGCGGATATACCGGTCGTAGAACACGCCGGAGTACATACCCTCGTATCTGGCTTTGATTTTCTCGTCAAGGCTGAGGTTGTCGTCCATCGTAAAATGCAGGTAGAGCATATTGCGCTCCGCTGCCTTACGAATCCACTCTTTATAAAACCAGTGGCCCGGCGACTCAGGGTTGCAGTTAAACCAGAACTTCGACCCAGAGACCGAGCAGCGCGCCATAGCCTGCTCTACGAAGGAGCGGGGCATAAGGGCGACCTCATCGAAGAGGACTCCCGCCAGAGTAATGCCCTGAATAAGGGTATAGCTGGATTCGTCCCGGCCTCCGAAGAGGTAATAGGTATTAGCGGCACCATCTTCAAGCGTAATAATAACCTTGTTTTCAGCACGCTTTTCGACTATATCGAAAGTTCCCTCAAGCCATGTTGAGAGATGTACGATAACATTACGCCGAAGCGCTTCAATCGTGCGGCCGCAAATGGCAAAACTCTGATTTTCAAAGCTGCACATGCTCCACATGATAAAACCGACAGCCATTGAGACTGTCTTACCAGAACGGATTGAGCCATCACATATAAGGCCGTTACTGTTCTTGTACATCGGGTCCAGCCACCATGTCGCCGTCTGCGTCTGTCGCAGGCCGAAGTTCCGGTATTGCACTGAAGTCTACCCCCTCTCTGCAAGCGGCCAACGCCTCGAGAAGGTTGTTCTTCTTAGCGCCAGAAGACTGTGGGGTCTCCCGAGCCGTATATTTGTCAATGACGATACCCATAGCGGTAGCAAGCTGATTGACCGTCGCGGCGGCGAGCTTGTCTTCATCTCCCATTGCCGCAAGCAGCTTGTCAATCAGTCCGCAAACGTCATTTTTCTTAGAATCCATAAAGGCCAGAATGCTTGCCGTATTCTCAGCCTTTTTTTGTGCAACCTTTTGCGTTAGCGTTGTGTCGCTTTTCAAAACGCGCTGAATCGTAGTCGTAGAGACGCCGTATTTCGCGGCCAGCGCCCGAATGCTCGAGCCGTTCACCGATTCAGCTATAATCTTTTTCCGTTGCTTATCGGTCAGCTTAGCCACGTTCGTCCCTCCATCGTTAGTTGTCGCTAACCTCCATTCATAATAATAGACGGAGCACTGCACCGGAGGCCCGCGCAGTGCTCCATCGAGAAAAAACTCGGACAGTATCATCCGAGTTTTTCACCATACTATTTTAACATATTTGGTTGCGGCTCAGCGTGGCCAACTCCAATTATCCCCGAGGAATAATAAAACTTTTTTATGCCGACGCATGACCCAGCGATAGGCATAATGAAGTTCAACCGCAATTTCTTCCCAGCGCATATAATTTAAGTACCGCAACTCCATCATAAACTGGTCCGTATCGTCAAGACCACTTTCTTTTATGAGTCTACCAATTTCAAGTTCAACCGCAGCAAGCTCGTAAATCTCGGCTTTGATTTCCGACTGCAAATCGACGATAACGCAAGCGGCGTCCTCGACCTTCTTCGACGGGGTAGAAGAGAACGAGGTGACTGGCTTAATCTCAGCCGTAATAGACTCAGCTCTACGCCGCCACTCATCGATACGGCGCTCCTTTGCAGCAATGCGTTCTTTTATTCTATATCCTCTGTTGAGGAAGTCCTTCACCTCTTGCGGTGTCATTTTGATACCTCCTTGATTCTGGCTTTCAAAGCCTCGAGGCAAGCGTTCTGCCTTACCTCCTTCGGTGCGAGTATGTCGTCTAAGACACGGTAGTCGTAGGTGCCCTTCATCAGGATATGGTGAATCAGGACCGTTTTCTTTTGCCCCGGACGGTGCAGCCGCTTATTTGCCTGCTGATAAAGTTCAAGACTGGTAGGAAGTCCGTACCATATCGCGATATGGCCTCCCGCCTGCAAGTTCAAGCCGTGACCAGCGCTCGCGGGGTGAGCAAGCATAATCGGAATCTTGCCCTCGTTCCAGCGGACGACCGCACCGTCGTCTTTAATGTCTACCGCTTCCGGGTATCGCTCCATAATTCTGTCGCGCTCATGCCGAAAGGCGTAGAACACCAAAACGGGTTGACCGTTCGCCTCTTCGATAAGCTGGTCTAAAGCCTCGAGCTTGCAGTCGTGCAGGACCTTGACGTTACCGTTCTCGTCATAAGCTGCACCTCCCGCAGCCTGCAAGAGTTTATTCGTCAGGACCGCAGCGGTCGGCGCGTCGATGTCGCCGTCGGCAAACGGAAGAAGAGTGTCACGCTCAAGAGTCTTATAAAGCTCCATCGCCTCCGGGGTAAGCTCGAACTCACGACGGAGAAAAAGCCTGTCCGGTAGCTGCAAGTAGTCCGCCGCGTTCATACTGATACAGAGCTTACCGATTTTCTCATAGATAAGGTCCTCCGCGCCGTCTTTCGGTTTCCATGAGAAAATGGTCGTGGCGTTCCGCTTATCCGGGACGAAGTAAGTATCGCGGTACCCCGTCAGGGTTTTGCCGAGAGCCTTACCCTCGTCAAGCAGGTACATCTCCGGCCAGAGGTCAAGCAGTCCGTTCGGCGACGGCGTGCCGGTAAGGCCGACTATCCGCTTGATATACTTCCGTACCTTTTTCAAGGCCCGGAAGCGCTGCGCCTTACTGGACTTGAAGCTCGAGAGCTCGTCGATGATAACCATATCGAAAGGCCACTTGCTTTTGAAGTAGTCCACAAGCCAGACGACGTTCTCGCGGTTGACGATATAAATATCTGCCTCCCGCTCGCAAGCCGCGATACGCTCGGCTTTCGACCCGAGAATCAATGAGAGCTTCAGGTGTTTCAGGTGGTCCCACTTCTTGACTTCGGGCGGCCACGTCTCCTTTGCCGGTTTTAGCGGGGCAATAACAAGGACTTTGCTCACGGCAAAGTAATCGTTCAGGAGCTTGTCCGCCGCGCTCAGGCTCGTTACCGTTTTCCCCATACCCATATCCAGTAAGAGCCCCGCCTCGGGGTTATCGAGAATGAACTTCTCCGCGAAGTCCTGATAATAGTAAGGTTTATATTCCATCGGCTTTTAGCCTCGCTTTCAAATCCTCCATATCGGAGATACGCCAAACGGTACAGCCGAGCCCCTCTAATGTCGCGATGACCTTTTTCTGTCTAATACTCAAACCGTCACTCAGCCCCGGCCGCTTGACCTCTATAAAAATTATTCGTCCCCTCGGCAATATCGCGATTCGGTCAGGCACCCCCGGAGCTCCCGGGGACACCCACTTATACGCTTTACCGCCGAGGGACTTGATATACTCACAGAGCTTTCGCTCAAAAGTGCTTTCATACATAAAATCCCTCCTTCAGGTAGTCGAGTAGCGCGTGTAACAAAGATTCCCTATATATACATGTAATGCGAGGGGGCGATGGGATTGCGTCGAGTGTCCCTTTACTTTTTCAAAAAATGTTTTTAAGATTTTTCGACTACCAGTACTACCAAGTAGCCAAAAGCATTGATATATAAGGCTTTTTCGAGGTAGCAGAGTAGGTAGCACTTTGTTGCAAGTAGTTCTCAAAGTGCTACCTTTGTTGCAAGCGCGCTTGTGCGACCTACCCTCTAACGAAAAAAGTTGGCCTTTCAAGTGCTACCTTTGCTACCTCAGACCTCTTTCACGAAGCCCCTCTGCCTGCCGTAAATTGCTCCGCAGTTGACGGAGGTGGACAACCGCCAGCCCGGAATCATGCGCAGGAGCCCGATAATCTCGCGGGCCTGCGTCTGCGAGTAGCTCTTCGGGTCGCCCTTGAAAAGCTCCTGCCAGACCTCCAGTGCGCAGACCTTTGTTCTCGGTACGGTACCATTACGCTCCTCGCCGAAGCCGCCGCTCCAGAACATGAGACGCTTTTCGAGGTCCCAATCGTCCCAGCCCTCAGGCAGCAGGACTTCAAGGAAGTTCTCGATAAGACCGAGTTTGCCGTTCGCCTCAGTATGGTCGGCCTGCACCTTGCGAGCCATCTCTTCGACCGCGCCGTCAAGGTACCAAGTCTCGCCGGCCTCGTAGTAGGTCACGGCCTCAGCCCATATCTGGTCCACGATAGAAGCGGTCAGCTTGTCCCCGAGAGTCTTGCCTGCGTCGGTAACGACGACCGGCCAGAAGCGGCGAGCGCCGGTAGGGTCTCTCAGGAACTCCTCGTCGTTCGTGGTACCGAAGAAGGCGCATTGCCTCGGGTGGCATTGCGTGCGGCGAGCGTATGCTGCGCGATAGTTGTCCTCTTGTTTGGAGACGAACTGCTTAATCTGCTCGACCTCGGCTTTACGGGTCGCAGCCATTTCAGAGAGCTCGATAATCCAAAAGCCTTGAAGTTGCTCGTAAGCGTCCTTGCCGGACATGGTATAGAGCGAGTCCGAAAACCACTCTTTACCGAGCTTCTTCAAAGTCGTGCTCTTGCGGCAGCCCTGAGGACCGATAAGCACGAGCATGTGGTCGTGCTTGCAGCCGGGCGACAAGATTCTCGCAGCTGCGCCGATAAGCGCCTTGCGGGTTACTGTCCTCGTATACCGGGAGTCCTCGGCACCGAGGTAGTCAATGAAGAGCGTCTCGCAGCGTTTCTCGCCGTCCCAGATAAGGCTCCGCAGGTACTCGCGTACCGGGTGCCTCGTGATGTCAGCGAGTGCAAGGTCGACGCCTTCTCGGGTCTTCGGCATGGAGTCGATTTTGTAGTCCTTCTCAAGGACATTGTGGACGCCGGCGTCGTCGGTGTCGTCCCATGAGCGAGGCTTTGCGTCAGCCTTTCTCCAAGGAAGGTCCCCACAGACCATAGGCCGCTCCATGAACTCGTCCCAGTAGAAGGTACCCTTAAACCGAGGGTCATTCTTCACGATGATACGGATATTCTCGACCGTGGTCGCCGCGTGTCCTGTCTTCGGGTTTACCTCAAGCTGAGAGACCCAGTTCATGTCCGGGGCCTCGTCGCCTTCGCCGAAGAGCTGAACGATATAGTCGAGCTGCTTGCTTTGCAGCTCCTTCATAACGCTCTCGCAGTTGGTCTCAATCCACTTGCACATATTTTTATAGGAAGGAAGGTTGTTTGCCGCGGTGTTCGCGGGCTTTCCTTCGTCATCCTTACCGAACATGTGAATGCGGACGAGGTCAAATGCGTTGCAGAGCTTGCCGCAGGTCGGGTCTGTGCTGTGGTGGCTATACGCAAAGCGGCCGTCTTCGTAGATAACGAGGCCGCCGGAGGTCGAGCCGCCTTTATAGGTGTAGCGACCGTTTTCACCCTTGATGTAGACGTCAGGCAGGAAGGCCTCGATTGCGTCCTCAACGGAGTATGTACGGCAGAACGCGCCGACGATACCGTCTTTCGCGGTCGGGTCTCCCTGCTTGTCAGCGAGACGCCGAATCGTGCCGGACTTCCTGCTCGATACGGGCCACTGAGTCGGGTCTTTCCAGTCTGCGTACCTCGCGAGCTGCTCGTCGGCGTCCAACCACGGACCGTCCTGCACTTCATAGCGGAACTCGCCGTCAGAGGAAGCGCTCGCCCAGTACATGAGACGATGGGGCTCATAGGTGGTATCGTCGCACATGTCAATACCGATGTCGCCCGCAATCCTGCGGGCGATAGCCTCGTACTCCTCAGGAGACACGGGCCTCGAGAGAGGAAGCACAAGGCGAAGCCTCGGAGCTTTCGCCGTATGGCTGTGCGTGCTGTAGAGCACCGCAGCGCAGCCCAGAATCAGCTCGACCGTAGGCCAAGGGTCTTCGCCGGCCGTAATAGAGTCCATGTCGAGGGTGATAAGCCGACGCTGTAAAACGGCGTCAATTTTACGGCGGCCGCCTTTTAGAGTACCGCCGACAAAGCCGCCGACGTCCTTCGCGTTGTCACGCTCTTCCTTCGGCATACGGAAGTACTCTTGCTGGGTCTCATGCGTCCGGGTCACACGGCCGAGCTTATCAACGAACTCAGACCAGAGCATTTCTTTAGTTTTCCAGCTTGCCGAACGCCGCGAGCTACCCGTCGCAATCGTTATCAAGCCGTCGTATTGAAGAGTCGGCATTAAAAAGTACCGGCTCTCGTTACTACTCTCGTGATACCCGCGTTCTTAATCATGCGGTCGCAGATATTACACGGAGCGGGGTCAATGGTTTCATCGAGGCATGCGAGGTAAAGGGTAGCACCCCGCATTGACCGCCTCGGCGCGCTGATAATCGCATTCTGCTCGGCGTGAACGGCGACGCAGGTCCCATACTGGTCCCCGTGGCGGGCCGCATGTTCGTCGATAGGAGTGGAATGCTCTCGGCAATAGCACTTCCCGACGTCGCAGCAGTTGGCCTCGCCTCTGGGCGCGCCGTTGTAGCCGGTCGCGATGATTTCGTCATCTGCGACAATCACGGCCCCATACTGCCTGCGGAGGCAGGTAGAACGGGCCGCGACGGCTTTTGCGATATTCAGATAGTAGTTGTCTTTGTCTATTCTCATTCAGTCTCACCGTCCCGATTCCAAGATTCGATGTCGACGCCGATTTCCTTCAGCTTGTAGGTGTTGAGCCAGATATTGTCGTCCTCGTCCATTTCATACCTTTTAATAAGGTCGAAGTATTCGGCCTTGAAACGGTCGTAAAACCGTCTCAGACGCTTCTCGCCGAAGCCGTACTGCGCGTGTAACTGCCAAAGTATAATGGCGTCGATTTCGTTCGCGTGTTTACGGCTGTACTCTGCAAGCTGCCTCTGGATTTCGAGATTCATAGCCTTGCGCTCGGCGGCGGTAAAGTCAGCGCCGTAAACTTTACCGCCCGCCTTTTTTACCTGCACGACTATCTTCCGCTGCTACCGAAGGCCCCAGACCCTCGAGCAGCGCCCTCGTCGTAAGTGAACTCAGGGATAACGACCGGCATAATCACGAGCTGGCCGATACGGTCGCCCTTCTTGATGTCGTAGCCGTCGCCCCCGACGTTTGATACGATGGCGTGGACCTCTCCGCGATACCCGGAGTCGATAGGCGGAAGCTCGCACACGATACCGCGAGCGCTCAGGCTGCTGCGAGGAAATATGTACCCCACGTAGCCGTCAGGCAGTTCCAGCCCGAAGCCGAGCGGCAGCTTATAAACCTGTCCCGGGTAGATGGTCTGGTCTCTGGGACTGAACACGTCCGCGCCAGCGTCGTTGTCATGCGCTCGTACAGGAGCGGGACCGTTGAAGTCAATCAGCTTAATCTTCATCTCGCACCTCCATACAGAGCGGAAAATCCCGCTCGAGAATATCGTGCGGTGTAAGGTCGGACGTCAGCGGAGCGCCGCAAGCCATCTTACCTTCAAGGCACTTACCCTTCATGCAGAAGGGACCGGTCGTCTCAGGAGAGAAGAGAGCCGGAGCCAATTCGTAAAGCTCTTCCCAAAGGCGGAGCATAACGTAACGGGTCTCGGCGGTATTGCGCCGACAAGTTCTCTGGCTTATCATGTGTTTCCACTGATAAGGTGTCGCGCTGATAATCAGGACGTTTCTCAGGCCCTGCGGTGCCAGATAACCGGCGGAGTCATTGTCCACGCCGTACTCAACGAGGAGCTTGTACTTCCGCATAGCGTCCTGACACTGGGAGAGGTAGGAGAAACGCATTTGACTGTCAAGCAGCTCATAAGGGACAACAAAGTCAGCCTCGTTCGAGTAGTCGCTGTACTGCAGCGACGCAGACATAAACTTGACCTCGTTCTGGTGCCTCGTAATCTGAGCGAGGAATCTCCTTGACGCTCCGACAATTACGGCGTTGATGACCGCAAACTTCTGAATCGTGGGGTGCGGAAGCTGGGTCATAACCTTAGCCGTTTTCTCGGTGTACTCTTTATCGTAGAGAGCGAGGAAGTCGGAGAGGTCTTTGACCGTATGCCCGCGCTGCGTCAAGCGCGCGGCGCAGACCATCATTTTCTCGGCCTCACTAATTGCGGTCGGATTGAGGACCGCGACCTTGATTTTATCCATTGCCGTTCGCCTCCTCTTCGACCAGAGCCTTGAGCAGAAGCAGATAGTTAATGCTGTCCGTGATTTTCTCGGTCCAGCGGTCAAGAGAATAGCTGCGGCCGTCAGTGCACATATCCGAAATAGAGACGAGGTGCTTTGTCAGCATACCGAGCAGTGCTTCTTTCGGAGTGCCGTCGATAATCGCGGCGGCCTTCTTGAAGTGAGCGAGGCGGTCGATATTGCTCTCGTCTACGGCGTCAGGAGCGTACTCATGGCCCTTGCCGGTAAGCAGGTGCTCGCAGACAAGAAGCTGCTCTTTGACGACCTTATTAAATACGTCTATCTTCATAGCGGTTAGTCCTTTCTATAGTATTCACACTCATAGGCGTCAGCCTTGAGCGGTAAGCCGGTCGCCCACTCGATGGGCTCCGACATGATTTTGCTGATTTCCTCGGCGGAGCTTACGCCGATAGGCACCTCGCAGATAACTTCGTCGTGGACATGGAACACAACCGGAAAACCGGCTCGCTCCAAGCGGTCAATGGCAACCGCAAGGCAGTCCCGGGCCGTAGCCTGAACGATGTTCTCCACGAGTTTCGGACCGTAGGACTCGATACGACCCCAGCCGCCCGAGGACTGAATTGTGCCCTCATAGGTGATACTGTCGTCATCGATTCTGGGCTTTACGTAGCTCAGCTCGCGGCCGTTCGGAAGTCTCAGCTTGAGAAGAGGTCCTTGCTTATAGAAGCCCATGCCGAAAGGCAGTTTAGTAGGAGCCTTCGTCTGAATGGTCCTGCGCGCGGCGGCGTCCGTGTCCCACCACAACTTAGTGATAGCGGGATTTGCGGCACGCCAGCTATTGACGAGCGGTTTCAGCTCAGACTCCTCAAGTCCCATTTCGAGAGCGCCCATAGATTTCAGAGCGCCGACGCTGCCGCCATAGCCGAGCGCGAGCTCAGCGATTTTCCCTTTCTGCCGCATAGGGTCTCCCTTTTTGACGGAGCCCTTCGGAAGGTGGAACATCTGCTCGGCAGAAGCCTCGTAGATTTTGCCGTGGGTCTTGAAAACCCCCATGCGCCACTCTTCGCTTGCAAGCCACGCGATAACGCGAGCCTCGATAGCGGAGAAGTCAGACACGATGAAGCGGTAACCGGGTCTCGGGATAAAGGTCGTGCGGATAAGCTGCGAGAGGGTCCCGGAAATGTCGTCGAAGAGCATTTCAAGGGTCTCAAGGTCTCCGGCCTCGACAAGCTGTCTTGCGGTATCGAGGTCGCGGTCCGGCATTTTGTTCTGCGGCAAGTTCTGCATTTGCACGAGGCGGCCGGCCCATCGACCGGTACGCGCCGCGCCATAGAACTGAGTCAAACCTCGAATGCGTCCGTCCGGGCAAGCCGTTCGGAGCATAGCGTTGTATTTTTCAGTCGAAGTCTTCGCAAGACCCGCTCTGATGTCGAGCATACGGTCTACTGCGTTGCAGTCAGCGTCGGCTCTTACGCCGGCGATACTCTTCTTGTTGAGGCTCTCGACCTCGATACCCGCGGTGTCCTCAATCCAGCTCTTGAGCTGCGCGGTGCTCTTCGGGTTTTCAAGGCCCGTGAGTTCCTTAGCCTGCTCGAGAAGTCTCGCCTTGATAATGGCGTCAATCTCAACCGCATGTTCTGCGAGGTTAAGGTCAACACCGACGCCTCGGTCGTTGATATGCTGGTCGTGAATCCAGAGAGGTTGTTCTTTCTCATACACCGGGAAGCGAGAGAGCTTCTGCCGAATAGCGCGCTCCGAGACGACGTCCTGACGGTTGTACTCAACATAGATAGCCCAGCGGTCAGGGTCATGCTCAGGAAGGTTGCGAGTCCGGTTGCCGTTCGTCTTCGTGGGCTTGCAAGGTATCGAGAAGTAACGAATAAGCGCCCGGCCGGTCTTAGACTTCTGCTTGTCTTCGGGAAGTCCGATAACTTCGCCGACAGCCTCCAAACTTCCGGGCAGACCCAGCTCTCGGGCCATGACTGCGGTGCAGCTCCATTGCTCGGGCGGTGTCACGCGGCCCATAAACGCGCTCAGACAAGTCCGTTCAAAAGACGCATTGAATGCTGTCTTCAGAATTTCGGGGTCATACAGAGCGTTCTGGAGCTCCTCGGGCAGGCTCTCGCCTCTGGCGAGGTCGATAACCTCGACCGGGCCGTCATCCCAAGCATACCCGAAGAGAAGAATCGCAAAATCGGGGCTCTGGGCGTAGGCATAGACGCCACACTTTTGCAGAGAGACCGAGCTGTAGGTCTCTATATCGATTGCTAATGTTCTCATATTGCCTCCTTCCTCCGGGCGGCGTTCGCCTCAGCAAATCCGAGACGAATGCGCCGGAGCATACGCTTAACCGAGGAGGTCGTCGTTGTCGTCCTCGTCTTCCCAGCCGTCGTCCCAATCGGAATCCGTAACAACGCCGCCGCCCAGAGGCTCGCCGTCGTAGAGCTTCATGATACCGTTGAGGCCAGCAGAGATACCCTTGTTGCCCTGCGTGTCATACACGTAGAAGTTGATGATTGCGCGGCCGTAGCAGCCGGAGTAGAGCTCCTGAGGGTCAGTCAGCGGGGTCTTGTCCGCATGGACGAGAACGGGCTTGTTGTTGGAGCTGACGGTGATAACGTAGCAGCCCTTGCACTCTTCGCCGAACTCACCACCATTCGGGCGCTCGCCGTCGCCGTCGTGCAGCGTGCTCTTGAGGTTGGTAGGCAGCTTCTTGCCGCTGTTGCTTGCCATGAACTTCTGCTTAGCCTCGTCCATAGCAGCCTTGATTTTCTGCATGGTGGCCTTGTCGCTCTTCGGAATCAGGAGGGTAACGCTGTACTTCGGCGTAGCGCCTTCCTGAACGGCGCGAGGGGTGAAGAGGTTGCAGTAGGAAAAACGGACCTTACCAGTAGTGATTTGAGTAGACATAGTATCAATCTCCTTTAATATAAATAGTTTTCATCTGAACGCCGTACTCGACGGCGAGCTCATGTGAGTCAAAATAGATGTCGATAACGTTTCCCTTAACGGCGCTTCCCGTATCTTCGGCTATGTACTCGTGGCCGTCGATAATGAGGACCGTTCCAAGGGGTATCACATCGGGGTCGACCGAGACCGTGCGGTCCGCGGTCGGAATCGTGCCGCTCTTTGTTCGCTGCACGTAATCGGTACCGACCCGAGAAGGGTGTTCCGCGCTCCAGATACCGCAGCACTTAACGCAAGTGCAATAGGCGGTAGTCCTGAACTCGCCGAGCTCGATAAGCTCAGGCTCCGGCGCGGTGGTCTCGGTAATCGGCTCAGGAGCTTCTACCCGGACGGGTGAAGTCTCAGGCTCATCAGGAACGGAAGCGCTCGGTCTCGTAACGAACGAGAGAATCAAGGCGACAACGAGCACCAGAATGAGGAGCCACTGGATTTTGATAAGGCGGATTCTCGCCCGCGTTCTGCGTCTTGCCGCTTCCGTCATAACGAGACCTCCTTACTTATCGAACTCAGCGAGAAGCTGTTCCTCGGGCTTGAACTCAGGACGCTTGTCCTTCGCAGGAGCCAGAGTAGGCTTGCCCTGAGGCTTGACGATAAGCCCGCCGAGCGTTTCCGCCACGGCCTTCTTACCGAAGTCCTTCTCCATCTGAGTCAGGGTAATCAACTTGCGCTCGTAGAGCAGGCTCTCGTCGTAGCCGGCAGACTTCATAGCCTCGACGACTTTCAGCTCGTCCGCGAACTTGCGATTGCTGCGGCCCTCGACCATCTTCCAGCCGGTAACAGGCTGACCGCTGAGCAGAGTAGAAGACACAAGACCTTCAAGGTCTGCAAGCCATGCCTGAATATCCGCGGCCTTTTCAAGAATTGCGCCTGCCTCTTCAGGTGTGAGGAGCATGGCGTCCGGGGCCTCGTCGAAGAGCTTGAGATTCTTGTCGGCTCTCGCTTTGCACTGAGCTTTCGCCCGGCAGAACTTGCAAACCTCTTCGGACGGAGCGAACTCGCCTTCGCCCTTATAGGCCAGCTTAGCGCGAGGCTTGACATACTTCTCAGCCCACTCGAGCAGCTCCTTGACGGTGATTTCGTCGGAGCTCTGAACGCCGGAGAGACGAGGCTGGAAAATCGTCATGCGAACGGAGTCGATGTCGAAAAGCGTGTTGTATTTGAGAAGCGCACCGAGAGCGTAGAGCTTCATCTGCGGGTTACCGGTCGCCTCGACGCGGACGCCCTTGCCATACTTAAAGTCCACGATTTCGAGGACCTTGTCAGCAACGATGATACAGTCGCCGGTGCCGAAGCCGTCCTTGACGTACTTCGAGAAGTCGACTCTTACCTCAAGCTCGGTAAACGCGTCCTCGCAGGACTCCTGCGCAGCTTTGGTCTTTTCAGCAACAAATCTTGCGTAGTCATTTGCGCATTCCTGCATTTCAGCGTTGTAGTAAGGGCCTTTCGCCAATTCGTCACGACGATTCTCGAAGTCCATCTCGGAGACCTCGCCGAGGAAGTAGCGGGCAGTCAGCTCGCAGAGCTCATGAGCTGCGGTACCCTCTTCGGCGTACTCGCTCGTAGTCTGCGGAAATTGAAGCTCAAGCAGCGCGCTCGGTGTGCACTCGAGCCAGCGGTGAGCGCCGCTTGCGGAAAGTAGTGCGTGCTTAGCCATTGACACTCACCAGCTCTTTCATAAGCGCCGGATAGTCTTCCGTGCGGCTGTCGAAGTCGGAGAGCTTCTTGCAACCGAACTTCGCAAAGATGTCAGCGAGTTCTTTCTGCTTGCCGGCTTTGGAGAGCTTCAGGGCGACGGCACGAATATCGGTCTTCGTGATAGGCTTGTCCTCAGTCTTCGGAGCTTCATCCTTCGGAGCGGGCGCCTCGGTTTTAGGGGTCTCATTTGCGGGCTCGACGGGCTTTTCCGAAGGGGAATCGAACATACTTACCTGACCGGGAATCTCGGTATCAGGGAGCAGGGCTCTCAGCTTGCTCAGGTTTTCCTGAGTCAGTTCCATTGTTACGGTGATTTTCATTTTGTTTTGCCTCCTTGTTTTTCTTCCAAGCCAAATAGGCTTGCATATTTTGTGGATTTTCGTAAAACGCATTGACCGCAGCGCTTAGTCGGTCAAGCATAAGATTCTCTCTTGCAAGAGCGGTTTCGGCGAGCGTCCGGCCGCGTTTTTGTCTTTTAGGACAAATCAGCCGCAAAAAAAATTGCGTTCGTCGTAGGAGCGTCCAAATCAAGGAGCTCCTTACAGAGCTGCACTTCAGGTACCGTGAAGGCAACTTTGCCCGTAATCTTACGGTAGGCTGTGCTCATACTCCAGCCCTGCGCGTCCGCAAGGTCCTTCGTAGTAACGCCTTTCAGGGTCATGTGGGCCCTCAACATTCGAGTTTCAACCATACGATATACTGTCTCCTTTCCTTGAGATTTTTCCTCGTAGGCACTACCGGTTGTCCCAAAGGACAAATTTATTATACCGTGTCCTTTTGGATTTGTAAATAGCCTTTTGGAAAATTTTTGTGAATTTTAAGCAAAAGCATTCACTTTAAGACAAATGCGTGTTATAATAAGAGTAAACTTTTTCAAGGGAGGCGGTCTTAATGACTTTAGGCGATAGAATACATTATCTCAGAACAGAGAAAGGGTACACTCTACAGGAGCTCGGCGATATGGTCGGCGTCGGCGCGAGCACGGTCCGCAAATGGGAAACGGGCTACATCAAAACACTTCGTACCGATAAAATACAGAAGCTCTCGAACGCTCTCGGAACGTCGGTCGACTACCTGATGGGGTGGACCGATAACAGCGTAAACGTCGGAACGGTGGGGACCAATAACGGCGTTATAGGCCAGAACTCCGGTGAGATTCACTTAGAGCAGCAGCGTTCCAAAGAGGAAGCGGAGCTTCTGCGCATTTTCTCCGGGCTCGACGTCAAGCGACGTATGGAGCTGCTTATGACAGCTATCCGCTTAGACGAGGAGCAGAATCAATGAACGCGTGGAGCAGAGAGGACATAATTATCGCCTATGCCCTTTACTGCGTTACTCCTCTCGGGAAAATCAATCCCAGCAATAAAGTCATTCAACAGGTCGCCGAGATTATTCCTCACTCAGTCGCTTCTATTGTAATGCGCATGAGGAACTTCCGGTACATAGACCCGAAGGTTTCCTCAGGGCTCAAGAACGTAGCGAAGGCGGACCGAATGATTTACGAGGAGTTCAAACACGACTGGGGCTCTCTGAGTCTTGAGGCGGAGACCTTGACGGGTCTCGCTATCTTTGACTCTTCACCTTTGCAAGGAGCAAAGCCGCTTTCGTCTCTGACGAATCACGGAAGAGTATCGCGGGAACGACACTTCTTCAAGCAGGCGGTGCTCGCGGCTTACGACGACCGGTGCTTTATATCCGGCTGCGCACTGCCGCAAATGCTCGTTGCAAGTCATATAAAACCGTACTCGCAATGTCGAAGCGAGGCGGACCGGGTCAGCCCCGACAACGGGATTTGCCTCAATACTTTTTATGACAAAGCCTTCGACCGAGGCCTTATAACTATCACTCCTTCCATGAAAATCTATGTTTCTCCGATAATTTTGGACAGCCCTCAGGACGCTTTTACAGCCCGCTGGCTGGCTTCTCTTGACGGAATGGTTTTACCCCCCCCCCGATTTCCGCCGCGTAGAGAGCTTCTGGAGTACCATAACGACGAAATTTTTAGGAGGGTCACATGAATACAGTAATTTACGCTCGGTATTCTGCCGGCCCGAGACAGACCGACCAGAGTATCGAAGGGCAGCTTAGAGTCTGCACCGATTTTTGCAAGCAGCGAGGGCTTACCGTTATTGACACATACTGCGACCGTCATATCTCAGGCCGCACAGACGAGCGACCGGAGTTTCAAAGGCTCATCGCAGACGCCAAGCGCAAGAAGTTCGAGGCGGTGGTCGTCTATAAGACGGACCGCTTTGCCCGGAACAAATACGACAGCGCCGTTTATAAGCGGGAGCTCAAGAGGAACGGAATCCAAATCTTTTACGCCGCCGAGGCGATACCGGACGGGCCTGAGGGCATTATCCTCGAGAGCCTTATGGAAGGTCTCGCGGAATACTACTCGGCAGAGCTCGCTCAGAAAATCAAGCGGGGAATGCACGAGAGCGCTTTGAAGTGCCAGAGCACCGGAAGCGGGAGACCTCTCGGCTATCGGGTCGACGAGCAGAAGCACTTTCAGATAGACCCAGAGTCAGCCCAGACCGTTCAAACGATTTTTGAGCAGTATATTAAGGGCGAATCAAATGCGGCCATCTGCGAGCTCCTGAACAGCCGTGGGCTGCGTACCGCGCAGGGTAAGCCCTTCAACAAGAACAGTATCAATCGAATTATTAAAAACCGAAAGTACATCGGCGAGTACCGGTATCACGATATAGTCGTCGAAGGCGGTATGCCTGCAATTATCTCGAAGGACACCTTTAACCTCGCTCAGGCCGAAATGGAACGCCGGCGCACTCGCAAGGCTCCGAAGTCGCCAAAGGCTGAATACCTCTTAGCCGGTAGGCTCTTCTGTGGTCATTGCAAAGGGCCAATGCAGGGCGTCAGCGGAACGGGCAAGAGCGGGAACAAGTGGTACTACTATTATTGCGGGAACACTCGCGGCAAGAATAAGACTTGCGATAAGAAGCAGGTCTCACGCGACCGCCTCGAACGCGCCGTAGTCGACTTCACCGTCCGCTATATTCTTCAAGAGGAAGTTCTCGAGGAGCTCGCGAGGAAGGTACACGCGGCGCAAGAGTGCCAAAATGATACCGCTTCGGAGATTGCCTTTTACGAGAAGAAGCTGGCAGACAACAAGAAGTCTATCGCGAATGTGCTGCGGGCTATCGAGTCAGGAGCTGCGACGCAGACCTTACCTGCACGCTTGCAGGAGCTCGAGAACGAGCAAGCGGTCATTCTGGGCGAGATTAGCTTCCTCAAGGGCAAGCGCCTCGCGTTCACAGAGGACCAGATTCTCTTTGCATTGATGAAACATTTTGAGCCATACCCGGGTGAGTCCGAGCAGGACTACCGTCGGAGAATCATCTCTGACTTTGTTTCAGAGGTCTACTTATATGACGACCGGCTTCTTATCTACTTTAATATCAGTAGTGAAGACGGAAAACTCAAGTCCGCAGACCTCTCAAACATTGAAGGCGGCGAGTTCGACGAGGGACTCGTCAGCTCCACCATAAGTCCACCGTAATTTTGATAGAATTACGGTGGACTTTTTTAAGCAATGTAAATAATTGAATCCACATACAGGAGTGTGATTTCATGCGTGAGGTGCGATTCCATATTCATCGGAAATCCACATTTGCGGGAGCTCTTTTGCCGTATCGAATGTACATTAACGGTCAGTACATCGGAACAATACGCAACGGGAAATCACTGGATGCAAACGTTCCCAAAGCAGGCGTTTATTATATTGAGGATGATATTCTGTCTTCGCAAAACGCTGTGATATATGATAATGGGCTATCCGAATATAGCGTTGTAATAAAGCGAGCCGGAGGGTGGCGCACGGAATCATACAACGAGTTTTACATGGAGAAAGGTAACGTCTTGGAGCAACTGCCGTCTTTCCAATGGGAAAAGCTCTTTGAACTGCAGCAATCTATGTCTCAGAGTGAAAGGCTGCTCGCCCTTAGCGTGGAGTTTTGGATGTCCGCCATGGACGATTTGCAGGAGGTCCTTGCTTCAGAACATCTTTTTGAAATCATAGCCGCTTTACAAACGATCGGTGCACATAAGTATCACGATTTGCTTCTCAAAATTATCAATGACGATTTTGGTGATGTCCGTTTTCCGTTGGACGATAACCAGATCGAGCAGATGCAGCCGAAAATCGAGGACGCAAACCGGGCATTTTGGAAAAATAAGGGCGCAGAAGCGGAGTTTCGTGGGGCAGTCACGAATTTTCTGATAACAAACCTAGATGCTTCTGGCCACGTTTTTGAAGGAATAGATCAATCATGAGAATTTTTTCCACAGAGGGGGTGCATTTCCGAAAACTACTGCACCCCCTTTTTGCGCCGAAATGCACCCCCTTGAAATTCTATTAAAGTTAGGGTTATTTGGAGGAACAGCGTATGAAGCAGGTCCCGTCAACAACTTTTTGCTGAGCGTCTTCTTCGCTGCCTTGCAGATCAGCGCGGCGCAAGCCATGCAGGCAGCCGCCGTCTACCTTATTCAATCTCCTGTTCCAAATCAGCAAACGGATTTGACGCAAAAAACTGAATCGTAATGTCCCAGCCATCGCATAGCTTTTTGATGGTTGAAATCGTTGCACTGTTGTTGCGCCCGCTAACAATATTATTGACGGTCGATTGCGTGACACCGTTCATATTGCACAGTTTGTTGATGGAGATATCCCGCTCCTGACATAACTCTACGATTCTCTCGTTGACAGCTTCTCCGTCATTTTTAACCGTTAGACTGCAGGCCAAAGCAAAATTTTATAAATTAGAGGGTTATTTCTAACCAGGTATACCCCGCCAACAAAAGCGACAGCCCAAATAGTGGTACGTATGAATCCCCCTATTAGCATCTGTCTCTTATACACATCTCCGAGCCCACGAGACG